AGTGGGCTGTGAGTCTTGGTTTTACTCTGATTGCTTTTCTGCCGTAACCGGTGCTTGAATATGCAAGCTGCGAAGTGTCAGCATCAAAGGTTTCATCGTCATATAAAAAATAAACCTTAACATCAGCACCGGGGGCTACATCAGCGAAGATCTGCATCTTCTTTATGTGCTTTATGTTTACAGTTTCATTTGTGATAAGGTCAGTTTCAAAACTCCAACTGTGATCGTAGCTTTTAGAGTCTAACTGATACACATAACCGTTTTCGCACAGCATATACATACCGTGCTTATTGTGTGCAAAGTTCAAAACGGCGCTGTAAATATCTTGTTCAGACCATTCTTCAAAATATGTGTCATACACAAAAAGTCTTTGTGTGCCGTGCTCATCCTCACAATAGAGATAATAGTTTCTGTTGTCCGTTCCGGAAACAGCGTGCTCAAACCTTGCGATGTTAAGGTTATAACCGATAATGCGAGGGTTTGAACCTGTGAAGATTTTAACATCATCCTCTGAAACAAATATCAGTTTACCATCCACATCTTGTATAGTTCGATTATCAATAGCACCCTCGGCAAAAACATCTTGTATTCTAAAAGGGTTCTTTGTGTTGTAGAGTTCGTGCATAAAGTCTTTTTTGAAACAAATCACATAGTTTTGATATGTGGTAATTCCGGTAAATACACCGCCGGCTTTTGTGTTAGATTGTGCAGGGCTGCACCAGGCATTACTTTCGTTGTATTCGTCAACGGTGTCTAAATTCCAATTAGTGTAGTCATTGTAGCCACTTGCATACACTCTGTCATCGTCAACACCAAACAGCCTGGATAAGTGAACAGCAGCGTACTTAATACCCGGCATTGATGGGGGAATACTGATTTTCCATCCGGAATTGTCGCTGTCGCTTTCATCATCAACCCATCTATACACGGCTGCGCCATATTCTGTATCAGCTTCTATTGCTTCTGTGCTGGTGTTCTTATAGTAATAGTTATGGCTTGCTGTTTCCGGGGGAAGATATGGGGCTGTGTCATTTTTATAGGTTTTCACAAGAACATCCATATCATAGATCTTAAAATCGTTCCCGGTATCGTTGTTTTCATCATTCAGCAAATCGTCTGTATGGAAAAACATTGATTTTTTATCCGGAAAAATCAGCAGCTTTTTAATGAATTTACCGGTAACGGGATCTGTCGGTGTGTCATAAACATTGAATTGTACCACGCTTCGGGGGTACTCGTCTTTGCTTGTCGCTCCACTCGATTGCAAAACTCCCGTATATGTGCTATCAAGATCCCCATCCTCGTCAAAGGTAAGGTAATCTACATATAACGCCGTGCTTTCTCGGTATATCACTATCAGAAAATCATCAAAACCAAAAAGGCTGATAGGGTTTGTGTATCGGCTTGAAACCGATATATGCTCCTGGGATGGTGTTAGATACGGGGCTTCTGCTGTGGAAATGTTACTTTCCATTGAGAGGTTGCCCGTATCTATCGTTTGCCTTTTATTAAGACCACTCCAGGATCTTTTTGTCATTGTATAACCTCTACGCCCCTGGGGAAGTGGAAGCTGCATATATGTCAGTTCGTTTTTCTTTTTAGTTGCCATATAAACACCTCACATTCCAAACTGTGGGGCTTTGTTTGTGAGCCAAGCCTTAAAGTTTTCAAGCATAACATTGTATTCATTTATCCACTTGGCAGCAAGGCTGTCCTCGTTGGCTACTTTGTACGCTTCGCCTCGTAGTTTGGCTTTTACAAGGTCAATAAATTCAACCGGCACCATAACATTACCGGCTGAAATTGTATCGTTTGCACCAACAGTTTTAAGTGCAGGCTTAACGAAATAGATTATTTTAATTTCGCCAGGGGCTTCCTGGGTGCTAAAACCGATGTTATTTCCCGTTTTATAGTATGTGTCGGGAAAAATAACACCGCTTGTAACTGTTGACTTAATAAGCTGTGTTTTGTCAGCGAAAACGGTATATATGTCCTCAAAACGGACAGCACTTTCATCGTTTCCAACTGCAATATCGCTTATGTCAATAGGGGAATTGCCCGGCGTTTCAATTACAAATTGCTTTTGCTCCTGGATAAACTCTGTATAGAGTATGTGCTCCAGGCTGTTAAGCCACATAACATAACTTGCATTAGAAATAGGTGGAGCAATATCAACCTCGTTTTGCAAGTCTGCTATTAGGCTTGATGCAGATATTCCGCTGTTGAACATTTTTACCACCTCATTCTTTTAGTTCTTCGGCCCTTTGCATCATCGTTCCAATATTTCAAATAAGCTGCATTTGATTTTCTCAAAAATTCGCTTTTATATGTTTCTCCCTGGCCGGCAAGGAACAGAATATTGTCAACGATGGCGTTGTGATATAGCGGTTTCACAACATTTTTATCTGTAAGGGCTGTCGGTGGTGTATATGTGGCATCATTCTCAATCACAAATTTAGGGTATTGTGCTTGAAGTTCATCAACCGAGTCTGCAAAGAAATTAAAAAACCGCCTTTGCTCAATCGGTGTTATTAAATTTACTTTTTCAAAGATTTCAAGTATTGACATACCATCACCACCTTATGTAGTTTTTATTGGTTCAGCAAGTGCCAATTACCCCTTACGGCACTATGACCGCAAGGGGTAACAATTTACACAACTTATAGTGCAAAAAGATTAGGCACAGTTATAAATACGAACACAGCCACCAGGGTTTGTGCAAATCAAATCGCCGTAGTTGGCAAGCAGAGCACGGTAGTTACTCTGATCTTCCATAAGGTTGAAGATGCCACCGCCCTGCAATTCTGCAAAGTTCCATTCCTGGCTGTGGAGTTCAAGACAACCGCTTTCAACGCCCCACATTTCCTCATCGGGTACGAAGCTATCGTTGATAATATCAACAACCCTGTTACCAAACAAGAATTTGATAGCTTTGAAGCCACCGGAAATGGTGTGCGACATTTCCTCAACACGGATGTTGTTTGTACGCAAGTAGTTTACATAGTTGTCATACGCTACATCACCGCAAAGGAATGTGTCGATGTTGGAGTTCTTATCGTTTTTAGCCATACGAAGTACTTTTGTGATAGTACCATCGTCAATGTCGTTGCCGGCATCGTAGCTGATAGGATAAAGGAAAGCGTTTGCAGCTTTGGTTACACCGTAAATTTTTGCAACATTGTTATCAAAGATAGCACCAAGACCGGTGATCTCTCTGTTGTACGAATTCTGAACAGTAATAAAGCCTGCTGAAAAGGTAGAAGCAGTACCACTGATTGTGATAGTCTTGTTAGCACGATCAATGCTTAAAATTCTTCTGCCTGCGCCGTTAGTCTGGGGAGCAGTAGCACCGGTAGCATAAATGTCGATGATAAGACCTTCTTTAAGATACTTGGTGCTGTCAACTGTGATTGTGTTGCCTGCTACTGCAAGTGCAGAACAAGTGGTGAGAATACCGGTACCATTACCGAATAATGCTCTACCTACATTCCATTTTGCTGTTTCGTAAGCAGCTTTAACTTCTGTGTCAAGGGCATTAGCCATTGCACCGCCGGTTCCGGTAAGACGAACAGCCTTTGCAGAGATAACGATATTTACATACATATCCTTTGACTCTGTTTCAAAGCGTTCAAATCTTACACCGCCTGCTGCCGGTGTTGCTGCACCCTCTGCACCGAAGCCGAAGCCACCGCTAAGACCAACGGGAGCAGATGCAACAATTTTGTTTGCCTTTAATGTAGGCTTTTTAATCTTGGAAAGAAGCGCCGAGGGTTCTACTCCAAGCTGATTACGCCATACGGGCAAATAGTTCTCTTTTAATGCTTTTTCAAATGTGATTAAGTTCTGTGACATTAGATTTCATCTCCTAAAAATAATTTTTGTGTTGGTATTACGCACCGAACATTTTGCGTGTACGCTCGGAAGCATCATCCCAACTTTTGGGTTTTTCTTTTATATCGAGTGCCGCATTAACCGCACCGCTACTTGCAGATAACGGTGGCACTTGCTGACTACTTTCGACTTGTGCAAGTCGCTGCTTTTCAACCATTTCTTGAAACTCCGGATTGTTTTTGTAGAGTTCCATAAGTTCCTCGGTTGTAAGCTCTTTCTGTTCCTGGGGTGGAGTATTCATACTGTTAGCACCTTTGGCAATCATATAGCCGGTAATAAGTTTTTCCTCCAGGGACATATTTTCAGACGATAGTCCAGGATTGTTTTTAATAATCGCTTCAATCTGCGGAAGCATTGTTTCAATGCCCTCAAGCTCCGGAATATGAGAGAGTGCAGCAATAGCTTCTTTTTTCTCGCTTTCATACATACCTTTTTTGGCGTGGTTGATTACGGGTTCAAGCTCTTTCATAATCTGCTTGCGGTTATAAGCAAGCATATCTTCCGCATATTTAGCCTGGGCTTTTCTAACAGTTTCCTCATCGGCGAAAGCCAACGCTCCAATATCAAGAGTAGGGGGAGTCAATGCTTCCTCTATGATTTCCTCTTTCTTCTGCGCTGACATTCCGTCAATGGTCTGCTGTAATTGTGCGTTCTGTTGCTGTGCAGCTTCAAGAGCCTGCTTTGTCTGTGCAAGTTCTTGATCCTTTTGGGCTGCAAGGTTAGCAGCAGCTTCAGCAGTTTGAGCTGCATCCGCTACAACAGCCTCTGTGTTTGTGGGTTCTGCCACTTGGGAAGAAGCACCACTATCAGCAGGGGTTTCATTCCCGGATGTTTCTTTTGCCGGTTCGGTGGTTGTTTCCGGTGTAGTTGCCGGAGTATCTTCCTCATTGGCTGTGATTGCATCGTCTATTGTAAGATCTGCATCATCCTCAAACATCTGCTGTGTAGCTTTGCTTGCATCATCAAATGTATTTGGCATAAAATAATTTCACTCCTTAACAAAAATTACATCTGTGGGTTCATATCTTGCATCTGTGCCAGGGCTTTTTGCCTTTCTTCCATTTCGGCAATCTGTTTGTGCTCTCTTAAATGGTTTTCAAGAGCTTCAGCATAACCAGGCCTCTTGATTTTCAAGATTTGGAATTCCATCTGCAATATGTACCTCAAATGTTCCTCAATGTGAATTTCGTGCTCGTCAAAATCAGACACTTTCGGGATTACACCGTTTTCAAAGAAAACATTTTCCCTCTGTGCTGCTTGAATTTGCAGGGTATTTATACTCAAAATATCAGAGTAATTACCCATTTTCATTAACTCCAAGGCGTGTATCTTGACTCTTTCCGGAATACGCCCGTCATTGTCGGTAAATAAGCCCATATTATAAGCATCAAAAAAGCGTTGCTTCTGCATTTCTTCGCTTAAAAGCAATTCATTTTCGGTCAAAAACTCAACATCATAGCTGTTTATGTCCTTTTCAGACCATATAATTGCCTTACCGATGTTATTAGCGCCTACATAATTGACAATTCGGTGTGTTCTTGCGTACCTCTTGTAGATTTCAAGCCACAAAATAGCAAGTTTACGAACAGAGTTTCTAATGTGATCGCCCGTAAGCGATAGCCTTGTGTTGTCAATTTCCATAAGGTTAGAAATAGCCGTACCCGATGTAACGCCGGATGGTGTTGCACCGTTTACCATAAGCTGTGAAACGCCGGCAGCGTACTCCATATCGTTTTTGAGATTGTAACGCTCCGTCATTATTTCAGCCGGTAAGTTTCCGTTTTCAATGCGCTGTGGTGGGTTTGAGCCACTTCTATAAACTAAATAAGCACCTGGGGCAAGTCCGTTTTGCTCGTGTTCCTCAATGTCAATAAGTGCCCCCTCCTCAACAGCGAGGTTGCCGAGGGATATTCTCTTGATAAACTCGTGAATACGGTTAATACAGCCGTTAAGTGCTCTTTGGCGAGGAATAAGATCCTCAATGGTTGATTTACCGAAAAACTGTCCTGCGACTTCACGGCATACCACTTGAACAATAGGTATCTGCTTATAAGGTAAATCGCCGTAGTACACAAGATGCTCATCGCCTACGATGATTACCATAAGTCCGTTAGGTCTATGTTTTGACGGTTTTTCAAAATAGGTTATAACCTTTTCTGCATCTTCAGCTGTGCGATGCCCCATTGTAACAACGGTATTCTCATAGCCGAAGCCACCACCGGATGAAACGGGAGTAAGTTCAAAGGTTTCGATTTCGCTGCCCTCAACCTCAATACCATACAGATCGTAAATCTCTGCAACGCTCTTGACTTGTTCAAGTATAATTGAGCGTTGGGCTTCTACCGTCTGCTTAAATACGCTTTCCGGGAAAATCTCGTAAGGTGTAATCAAGCCATAATCAATATCGCCCTGGTATATAGCTGTTTGTTCCTTTTTGGCGTTGCCCTTATCGTCAACACTCTCTTTGGTACGGACAGCAAGTTTTTCGCCCTTGTCTTTATCCCACCACGAAAGCCAAAAACAGTTACCGCAAAGCTCGTTCCAATAAATCATCGTGTTTTTCTTGCTCTCAAAGTCTGATACCTTTTGAGTGTACTGCAACACGGATGTAGAAACTTCTGCCTTTGCATAATCGTCAAGCTCATTTGTGGCAGGCTTAACTTTCATCATATAGTTGATTTTCTTCAAATTCGCTATACGGGTTTCAATAAGTGGTGCAATTTGGTTAAAAGCCTCACGCTCTAACCAATCATATACCGGTTCTAACTGTTCAATATCCCCTCTGTACGGGTTTACCTCACAGAATTGATTACCAACAAGGAAGTTAGCGTTAAGAGTCCATTGTCGCTCTAATGGGGAGCGTTGCCCTCTGCGCTTTTCAAGATCTTCAAGTATTTTGTGGATAATATCCTCTTTGTAAAGCGGAGTAGTACCATCTTTGTCGAAATCTACAACAACCTTGCTATCATCATCAGCCGGTTTTCTGTTGAATAAACTGCCAACAGCAGCAGTAATGCCACCAACCGGTGGACTAAATCTGAAATTCATTATCCATCCTCACCGCCTTTCTTACGCCACTTTTCAAGCACCTGGGCGTGTCTTGACGGGGTGTACCCACCGTTAGGACTCTTGTATTCGCCGTATGTTCGACTCATAAGGCGATTGTAAAGGTCTTTTCTTTCAAAATGGTGGATAATAAGCAGAAGAATGATAATGCCGAGTAATATTAACTCAATAACCATTCCAAACGCCCCTTTTCATTACTCATCAGACTTTTCTTTGCAAAATCTTAAATGAGTTTTTAAGCCCTGCTCTGTATCAAAGCTACGCCCACAGTTAGGACATACAAAACCGCTTGTTTCATTGGTTGCGGTCTGTTCCTCTGTCGGTGTTGGTGCTTCGGGTGCTTCGGGTTCTGTCTGTTCTTCCGGTGCTGCTGTTGCAGGATCTTCCGGGGCAATAGGTTCTACCGGTGTTGGTGTTTCCTCCGGCTGTGGCTCTGTTACTGTAGGTGCTGTTAGTGTT